CCTTCTCTCCCCCTCCTGAGGGGCCGTGGGGTACCCTGGGGCGATGGGGTACGACCACCGCCACCGCCAGGCCCGTGCCGAGCTGCTCGCTGACCGGCCGGTGTGCGTTTGGTGTCGTGGCGCTGTGGCGACCGAGGCTGACCACGTCCCGCCGTTGGCGTCGTTCCCGCCTGGCGAGTGGGTCGGGCAGTACGTTCCGAGCTGCAAGACGTGCAACGCTGCCCGTGGCGGCCGGCTGCGAGCTCAACGCCAAAAGCCAAAACCCGTGACGTCGAGGAGATGGTGAGATGGGCCGACACCGTAAAGCTGTCGAAAAGTACCTGGAGACTGCCGAGGGCGACCCGGTGACAGTTGAGACGTGCCGAGGGTTGGCTGATCGTTGGGATGCGATTGAGGCTGGTGCTGATGGTGCCGGCCAGATTCCTCAGATTGCGGCGGTTTTGCTTCAATCTTGCAAAGAACTGTCGATACCGCACGAGGATGCCCTGGCGTCGCTTGAGAACGCATTGAAAGCGCTATGACGTACCCGGCGGCCTTGCACGCCACACCCGCAAGCGATTCACCGAGCCGAGGGCACTACCTCGCCCAGGTCGCCGAGCTCATGGGGCTGGAGTTGTTCGGCTGGCAGCGGCAGGTCGCTGACGTGGCCCTCGAAGTCGACGAGGCCGGCCGGTACAAGCGCCGCACGGTCGGTGTCAGTGTGGGCCGTCAGAATGGCAAGACGGCGTTGCTGTCGGCCCGTATCGGCCTAGAGCTGCTCGCCGGCGGGCATGTCGCCTACACCGCCCAGGACCGAGGCGGCGCACGTCTCAAGTTTCAGGAAACTGTCGAGATGCTGCGGCCCGGCCTCGGCTCACGCTTCCAACAGCTCCGCCTCGCAAACGGCTCCGAGTGTCTCACCATGACCAACGGCGCATCGTTCCGTGTCGTCACCCCCTCGAAGGACGGTGCCCGAGGGTTGTCGCTTGACCTGGTCGTCATCGACGAGGCTTTGGCGCATCCGCTGGAGCTTGTCGGTGCGCTCGGCCCGACAATGTCGACGAGGCCGTCGTCGCAAATGTGGCTGGCCTCGAACGCCGGCACGAGCTCGTCGCAGCTGCTGCGCCATTACCGTGATCTCGGCCGTGCTGGTGATTCGCCCTCGCTGGCCTGGTTCGAGTGGGCCGCAGCCGACGACGCCGACCCTGACGACCCTGAAACGTGGCTGGCAGCGATCCCGACGCTGGCCGAGGAGAAAGGCGTCACGATGGCGGCCGTCGAGGACTTCCACGGCACCATGACCACAGAGCTGTTCGACCGAGAGATACTGAACCGGTGGCCGTTGGAGGCCGGCGACTACGCCCTCGACCTGGCCGTGTTCGCACAGCTCGAAGAGCACGACCTGCCGCACGGCGACAAGCTCGCCCTCGGCGTCGACGTGTCACCGATGCGAGACTGGTCCACAATCGCGATCGCTTCGCAGACCGGCGACCGATACCTGACCGAGATTGTCGACCACCGGCCCGGTGTCGGCTGGGTACCCGCACGCCTTGCCGAGCTCGCACAACGCTGGGGCGCAACCATCGTCGTCGACGCCGGGGCTGCTGCTGGGTCGCTGCTGCCACACTTGCAGCACCTCAACACCCTCGAGGTCGGTGCCCGTGACTACTGCGCCAGCTGCGCCACCATGCATGACGCCATTGTCGACGGCAAACTCGCCCACCTCGGCGACTCCATCCTGACCGACGCTGTGGCTTCGGCGACCCGCCGGCGGCTCGGTGACCGTTGGGCCTGGAAGCGCACGAGCGAGGAAAGCCCGATTACGCCGCTGGTGGCTGCTAGCCTTGCGCTATGGGGCGCAATCTCAGTCGCGCCGAAACCGACCCCGCAGGTGTTTTGATGTATCACGCCGCCCTTCAAGTCGCCGGCCTGCTGCTGGCGATCATCGCCACGTTCATGGAGTTCGGAGCGTGGCCGGCAGCGTTCGCTGTCGGTATCGCTGTCGTCATCGTGTCGGCCGCTGTCGAGGCTGGTGAACGATGATCGGCGACCTGATCCGTCGCCAGGAACGCTTCAACACGGCGTTTTCGCTTCCACCGAGGCAGCCCGTCAGTCAGCCCATCACCGGCCCGATCACCGTCACACGCTCCACGCTGCTGTCAAACGTCGTCGCCAACCGCTGCGTCGCCCTCATCAGCGACCAGATCGGGTCGCTGCCCGTAGCCGTCGAACGCAACGGTGAAATTCTCGAAACACCGCCGCTGCTCGCAGCGCCCGAAGTCGACCGCACCCGCTCCGAGTTCATGGCAGCCCTCGTCACGTCGCTGCTGGTCAACGGCAACGCCTACCTGCTCGCCGGGAACCGCAACAGCCTCGGCTTTGTCAACAACGTCGTGCTGCTCGACCCCGAGGCCGTCCAGGTCGTCGTCGTCGACGGCCGGCCGCAATACCGCACCGCCCGCAACGTCCTGAACCCCGAGGACGTGCTGCACATCCGCAACTTCACCCTGCCGGGCCACGTCGTCGGATACGGCCCGCTGCAATGGAACACGCAATCCATCGCCCAAACGCTCGCAGCTGACCAGTACGCCGGCGAAGCGTTCATGACCGGCGCTATGCCCGACGGCGTGCTGCACTCCGAGAACGAGATCACGAGCGAGCAGGCCCAGGACTTGAAAGCGGCGTGGATCGCTGGCAACGGCGGCAGAAGCAGAGGTCCGGCAGTTTTGTCAGGAGGCGTCAAGTATTCACCGATGTCGTGGTCGTCGACCGACATGGAGCTGCTCGACAGCCGCCGGTACAACGCCGAACAAATGTGCACCCTGTTCGGTGTCCCGCCGCACCTCGTCGGCGTGCCCTCGCAAGACTCCAAGACCTACAGCAACGTGCAGCAAGACTCGCAGTTCTTCGTCCGGTTCACGCTGCGGCCGCTGGCAATCAAGATCGAAGAAGCGCTGTCGACGCTGCTGCCCCGAGGTCAGCGGGCCGTGTTCAACTTCGACGCTGTGCTGCGAGCAGACACACAAACACGATACGACGCCTATGAGACCGGCCTGCGGGCCGGCTTCCTCACCATCGACGAAGTCCGAGCTTTGGAGGGCTTGACGTGACCGAGATCGAAACACGCACCGTCACGTTCGACGGCATCGAGACACGCACCGACGACGACGGCTACCGCCACCTGGTCGGCGTGGTCGTCCCTTGGGATGGCGAATACCGCATGCCAAACGGCCTCACCGAAAGCTTTGAGCGTGGCGCATTCACAAAAACGCTCAAGGAACGTGGCGACCGTATCCCGCTGTACCAGCAGCACGAGTCACGCTCGACGCTGCCCGTCGGCACCTCGGTCGCCTGGCAAAACACCGCCGACGGTCTCGTCGCTGACTTCCGCATGGCCCGCACCGAACGCGCCGCCGAAGTGCTCACCCTCGCCGACGACGGCATGGTGACCGGCCTGTCGGTCGGCTTCATCCCGGTGCGTTCCCGCACCGAGACCCGCGGCGACCAGCAGCACATCGTCCGAGTCGAGGCCCGCATGGACCACGTCGGCTTCGTGGCGCAGCCGGCCTACGACGGCGCACGCGTGCTCGCTGTGCGTCAGTTCGACGCCGATGACCCCGAGATCGCACCGAGGCTCGCCCGCTGGCGTGGAGCGTTTGCGTGAAGTCCGCACAAATCACCGTCGGCACAAGCGCCGTCGAGATCATCCCCGCCTCGGACGTCACACGACACGTCTACCTGCACCACGACTCCAATCAGTCAATCTGGATCGGTGACGCCACCGTGTCGAACTCGACCGGGTTCCACCTGCACAAAACGACCTACCACGAGCTTGTGCTGCCGGCTCACTCGCCGCTGTACGCCATCGCTGACCTGGCCGGCCAAACCGTCGATGTCCTTTACCTGGCCGACTGATCTGATAGATTCACCCGAAACCCACGTTGCGCCGCTGGAAGCGCCGCCCGCCAGCTACGGGCACCCGGCCAGCACCCGACACTCCACCCCTACCAAGAAAGGCGCAACCGTGCGTTTGCTTGACCAGCTCGTCGAAGAACGAGCAGAACTGTCCGAAACTGTCGACGGCATCCTGACCCGCGCAGCCGACGAGGCGCGTGACCTCTCCGAGGCCGAAGACAAGAACCTCGCCGACCTCAAGGCCCGAGCCGATGCCCTCGACGAGCGCATCACCGAGCTTCGTGCAATCCAGGTGAAGAACCTCGAAGCAGCGAAGCTCCGTGCCGAGGTTGCTGCGACCGACGAACCCGAGGCCCGTTCAGCCGCCGGCGTCGTCCAGGTCAACAGCGAGCCGCTCACCTACCACGAGCGTGGCGATCACTCGTTCTTCGCTGACCTCGTCGCTTCCCAGTCCCGCAACGACATCGCGGCCCGTCAGCGCCTCGAACGTCACATGCAGGAAGTCGCAGTCGAGAACCGTGACGGCACCACCGCCAACGTCGCTGGCCTCGTTCCGCCGGCCTTCCTCATCGACGCTGCGGTTGCGAAGGCCCAGGCCGGTCGCCCCACGGCGAACGCTGTGCGCAACCTGCCCCTCACCGAGTCGGGCATGACGGTGAACCTGTCACGGGTCACCACGTCCAGCTCGGCGGCGGTTCAGGAGGAAGGCGGCGCTGTCTCCGAGACCACCGTCGACGACACCCTGATGACGGCCGACGTTGTCACCATCGCCGGCATGCAGGACTTCTCGGCGCAGGCCCTCGCCCGAGGCATCGGCGTCGACCAGCTCCTCATCGAGGACCTGACGATGAGCTACGCCACCGCCCTTGACTCGAACATCATCAACGGCGACGGCACCAGCGGCGCTTCCACCGGCATCCTCAACACCGCCGGCATCGGCTCGGTGACCTACACCGACGCCTCGCCAAGTGGGGCGGAGACCTGGCAGCAGGTCGTCAAGGCCATCTCGACCGTGCAGTCGTCGAAGTTCCTGTCGCCCGACGTGGTGGTCATGCACCCCCGCCGTGCGGCGTTCATCGCCGGCAGCCTCGACTCGAGCAACCGCCCGCTCATGCAGCCCGTCGTCGCCACGGCGTCGAACGTGCTCGGCACCGGCGAGCTCTCCTACGGCGCTCCGACCATGTCCATCGCGGGCCTGCCCGTCGTCACCGACTCCAACATCCCGACCAACCTCGGCACCGGGACCGACGAGGACGCCATCATCGTGATGCGCTCCGACGACGTCATCCTGTGGGAAGAGAACGGCGGTTCGCCGCTCGTCGTCCAGTACGACAGCGTCGGCTCCGGCACCCTCACCGTCCGGATCGTGGCCTACGGCTACAGCGCCTTCCTGGTGCGTGATCCGAACAGCGTCGCCGTCATCACCGGCACCGGCCTCAACGCCACGCTGTAATCCCCCCCATGACCTCGTTGTAGGTCACCCTTCGTCGGTCGGGCCGGTACCAGTCCCGGCCCGGCCGACACCCCAACCCTCGAGGAGTTCGCCATGTCCGATGCACTCTGGAAGAAGCAGGCCCCGAGCCGTGTCGAGAAGCCCGTC